CTTGACAAATTGTCAACTGACAGACATCCGATGAAAATTCTGAATTGTTTATCCGATAGCTTTAGTCGGATTAACGCTTTAACGCGCGAAAGTTGCGCTTGCGTGCGTCGGCGCGTCGCAGTTTTACTGTGCGAAAGCGCGCTTTCCCAAACCAGCGTGCTGCAGCTTTAAACCGCAAAACCGACGGAAGCACTCGGATTGCCGCGTCGTCGCGCCACAGTTTTAAAGCACAAAAGTGTTCGGCGCAAGCGGATGGGCGCAGATGTGGACGTGCTTTCGCGCGGTGATGCGTTACGCTGTGAATCTTCAAAACGCAAAAACCGAAACCCAGGGGTACCCTCCAAAACCCCTGGGGGTATTTGCGCGTGCGGGCGGGCGGATTGGCGATAGGGAACCCCTCCTCTCCTTTTTCACATTTTCGGCATTGGACATTGGACAGCCCTCCCCAAAAGACACTCTCAAAACCTCTTGCCAACCGCGCCATAGTTTGCTAGAATATAATTGCCAACACTACCAAGGAGGTTTTGCCAATGCCGACGATTTCACAGCAGATCGTCGAGTTGAAAAGTAGAGATAATGACGAAGCCATCCTAAAATTCAAGGGCATCAAGAAGAGCGAAGCGATTGTTCTGGAAGCCAACTTCATGGAATACGAGCTTTCTCCGATTGAAGTTCGCGTATTTGCCAACGCACTTCACGATCTTGCTGATTTTGTTGATTAAGGAGGCGCCCGGTAATGGAAGAGTTCTTTAAAGACTAGTTGGCGCTCGAAGCACATAAGTACGCGTTCTTTCTGGAGTACTGGTACATCCCCGCAGCCGCCGTCGCGCTTTACCTCATCGGTGCAGTCGTGTACGTCTACATGACGGTGTGGCGCAGGTATAAATAGGAGGTGCCGCAGCAATTGCAACGCCTAGATTACTCCAAACGCATTGCCGAATTCTACGAAGGTAGGAAGCTTCTGTTCCGTGCCACCGCAGTTTTCGAGACGCAAAACGTCCATTTCGAGTGGCATAATGATGACGGCCTCAGAAAGCTGGAACCGAAAGACGCCCGTTTGCTTGGAAAAACCCTCATTGAGTTAGCCGATCTCGTCGAGAAGGATTCCGCGAGCTGAGGAGGTTTCGCCAATGCAGTATATTTTGGCTGATGTCAACGAGAACAAGCGAATCGTGATCTCTATTGAGCCGGAAAAAGGTGTCCGGATTCAGGTGGGAGACGAGTACATCGACATCCATCCGTACTTAGCACGAGAAGCCGCGCAGGTGCTTGAACAGTTTGCAGATCGTGTAGAGCGCATTTGGGATGGGGATGCGTAGTGTGGTACAGGGTTACGCAAACAGGACGTCAGCACATCTGGATTAACGAAGCCTCCGAGAAAGTTGTGATCCGCGTCGACTCTCTTTACCCGTCAAAAGGCGTCCGGCTTCAGGTGGGTGACGAATACATCCTCATATCTCCGCATGTGGCACGGCAAGTCGCCCGGGCGCTTGAACAATCTGCAGATCGCGTGGAGCACATTCGGGAGGATGAAGAATGAGATACGGCGACTTCTTCCTTGGCGACAACGCGATTCTGACGGTTGAGCCGGAGTTTCGGGAAGGGAAAGTTGCTGTGTACTTCCGGGTCATGCGCGGTGGCGAAACGGTTCAGGTCATTCGATTTATCGACCCAGACCTTGCATTGCAGATTTGCAACGCGTTTTACATGGCCGCTAGACGGGTTGAAACGGCAAAGGAAATTGAGGAGGATGAAGAATGAAATCGCGGATTCCGAGCGGGATTAGTAGGACGTGGGTGGACGTTGAGAACGATGTCGCAGTTTCTATTCGCATTAAAGATCCGTTTGATAACGTCGAGATTGAGATCTGTGATCGGGAAACAGGAGTTTGTTTGACGTGCGGACTGTCCACAGGAATTGCGCACGACATTGGGTTAGAGCTGATCACAGCAGCCGAGCGCGCAGACGTGTACCGTGAGGTGACCGATTCCTATGTTGAGGAAGATGGTTGAGCAACACCCGTCGTTTAAGTCGCTGCCCAAGATGTTGCAGTTAGCGTACCCGCAGCTTGCTGACCTCTTTGAGCGCGATCCGGAGAACATTTTTCGCACGACGGACGAGCTTGCCGGGCAGCACCCGGAGTTTTCCCGGGACGTTTGGGACGAGTTCCTGCAGTTCGAACCGGTCAAGCAGTTCATCTCCGTCCGCACGAAACGCTTTATCGAGCAGTCCGCGCGGAAGGCACAGCGCAAGCTCGCTGAAGAAGCCGAATCCGGTAACGTGCAGGCTGTCAAACAGCTTCAAGAGCTTGCAGGTCTGCTCGATGCAAAGGAAAACAACAAGATCATCGTCACGCACTTCGTGCCGCGAACGCAAGAAGACCTGCAGACTTACCTAGCCTCCGAAACCCCGGCCAAAACCGAAGCCAGTCCGCAGGCAAGTCCAGATGAACAAACCTAGGATAAGGAGGGGCAAAAATAGCATGGAGTGGTTGTGGATTCTGGCTGGTGTTTGGACGCTTATCGCAGTATGGTGTGTTGGTTATGTAGCAGGGCAGCGTGCAATCAACAAGGGTTTGTGTAAAGCGTATTACGAGCTTGGCAAAAAGAATGGAGAGTTAAAGGCATGGAAAACGGCACTCCAGCAGTTGACGGAAATTACGCTGTCCAAAACAGAGGAGGGTAAATGAATGGGTGCAGTTGAAAACTTCCTGCGCAAGAAAAGAGAAGACACCGGTGTGCGTGTTTATGCCGTTTTCGAGATGAGTTACTACAGCACGCCTAATGTGTACGTTGGAACAGATTACAAAACGGCTAAGAAGATCTTGCTCGAAGATAAGGAAGCGCGAGTTATGGAAATTTGGGAGCGCGGCGAGCTTGTAGATGTTGTTTACGATGTGGAGGAAGAGGAGAATGGCTGAGCAGGTGTTTTGGTTGATTGTGTCACATGCCGCTACAGCGACTCTCTTTTTCGGAGTCGGATTCTACATCGGTAACAATCGATCGAGATCGATGTTTAGGTACGGTTTCAAATACGGCAAACACGTTGGAGCGCTGCAGGCGCTAATTGACGTCCTCAAACCGATAGAGGGGGCGGATTCGGGTGCCAAAGATAGCACTTCAACTCGTGAAAGTAGTGTGTCCAAAATGTAGCCGTCATCTGATCGATGCACCGGCAGGCGCGCAGGTGGCATGTCCAAAGTGCGGAAGGTGGGTGAAGGCGAAGCCTTAAGGAGGCTTCTGCCACTTGTTTTGATCGCCAGTAACGGGGGTGTATGAATGATGGTAGGCGGTTTCCAAAGCGGATTTCATGCCCGGGTGGTTGATCGTAGTGAGTGTAGGTGGCCGAAATACTTGATTTGCGCGCACGGCTGCCAACGAATTATTCAGTTGGTTAGTCATGTGAGCGGAGAGGTGGAATTCGAACTCTGCCACATCGAGGCCGCACGAATGGCGCAGGTGCTGCTGCACGCCGCCGCAAAGGCGCGCGAGGAGGAGGTAAGGGCGACGAAAAATAATTGGTGGCCATTCAAAGTTGGTGACCGTGTACGAATTAAACGTTGTAAAGTAGTTGATTTAATAGGTAAAACAGGGACAATAGTGGAAGCAAACATCTATGACGATTTGTATGTCGGATATATTGTTGAGATTGACGGAAGAAGGTGGTCGTTTGGCGACTTTAAAAATCGCAAATTAAGTGTGGAGTTTATTGAAGAAGAGGAGCAGGTGGGTGGCGATGAAAAGATAATGATGGAGGTGCAAGCCGATGAAGGTTAAACTGCTGGCGTACACGCAATTACATCCTGATTTATTCGTCCGAATTACGGACGATATTGGGAAAATGAATCCGTATTTTGACGTGCCGGAATGCGGCAAACTGATCACCTTCACCGCCATCAGAACATGCTATTCGTCGCATAAGCCATCCGAGATTATCTTCGAGGAATGGGAACGGTATTTTGGGCGTGAAGCGTCGGACGGCGAGGGTGGAACCGAAGCCGACCGGTTAATCCGAAGCATTGCGCGCAAGAAGCCACATCCGCACACATCCACATTCGAGCACGTTTCCTTTGTTTTCAGTATTGAAGGTGTTAGTCGCGCATGTCTGTCGCAGTTGACAAGGCATAGACACTTTAGCTTTTCTGTTCAATCCCAGCGCTACGTGCGGTTTGGAACTGGCGACAAGACTGGAGGGTTTGAATACGTGGTGCCACCATCTGTCAAGGAGAATCACGAAGCGGCGCAAGTTTTTGGGGAATTGATGCATACGATCCAAGGTACTTATGACAAATTGCGTTCGTTCGGAGTCCCGGCGGAAGACGCGCGGTTCGTGCTGCCAAACGCGACGAATACAAACCTTGTGTTGTCGTGCAATTTGCGAGCGCTACTGGAGTTTTACTCGAAGCGCCGTAAAGGGCGCGGGGCCCAATGGGAGATTGCTGAGCTGGCAGAGCAGATTCGCCAATGCGTTGTTGAAGTTGAGCCATGGCTTGATCAAATTTTCGAAGAGGCGTGATGAGGTGTTTCATATGAGCAGGTACCGTGATACTGCATTGCAGATTGCAGAGCTTGTGGAGAAGAAGCAGCGTGCATACGGCGATTCTTTTAGCAAATCAGGAAGGATATTGCACATTCTTTTGGAGAAGTATTACAATGAAGATACACATAGCTACAACATTCCTTACTCATTGGTTGATCGGATTCCGTACTTTGTACGCATTTGGGACAAGCACTCACGCGTTTTCGCGAATCCTGATGGGGATCTTTTAGATGAAAGCCCGTTCCTAGACTGTTTGGGCTATGACTTGCTGGCTGTCGTAAATGAGGAAGCGTGTAAAAACCGAGGGAGAGTTGTGCATAGGAAGTGTAAGAAGTGCGGCAAACCTGCACCTGCGGATGCCCGGTACTGTAGTAGCGAATGTGCTTTTGAGGATGTCCGAACGGATAAACCTGATGAGCTGAGGAGGTTATCGGAAGATGAAAGCGACGGGAGTAATGCGACGCATTGATGATTTGGGGCGCATTGTGTTGCCTAAAGAGCTTCGGAAGGTGTACGGTCTCGATCCAGGTACTCCGATGGAGATTTTCGTTTCGGATGACGGAACCATTGTTTTGCGTAAATACACGCCCGGGTGCTTGCTGTGTGGGCAGATGGAAAACCTGTTGCGGCACCCGAATGGAAAACACATTTGCAAGGAGTGCGTGGACAAGTTGGAGTGATGCAGTGTGCGCTGTCCGTACTGCGAGCAACGTAGTACGTACATTGAAAACACGCAATATCGTGGGAAGAATAACACGGTTTTCCGGCGCAGGCGGTGTAATGCCTGTGGCAGGCAATGGTCTACGATTGAGATGATTCTTTTTGATTCGATTGATATAGAGGAGTTGGTTGCAGAAAAATTGGAGTTGGAGGAGTAAAGGGTGGATTCGGGAAAACGTTATTTTGTCAAAGGGGTTGTTCCGGGGGTTCATGACCCTGTTATTCTTGTGATTCGGGCGAAATCAAAGAAGTACGCGATAGCGCGTGCTTTGGCTAACTACAATATTTCTGAGGTTCTTGAAGTGCGAGACAGGCCGTTTGAACGGGAAGAATTACTACGGCCTAAGTCTAAGTCAGCACACTTTTCAGTTCTCAACGGCCATCGTAAATCGGTTCGTAAGTATGGGAGAAGGGTAATTTAGGCTTGTCTACCAATGAAATTTGTGGTAGATTATAAGTAGCCTCACCGGACGACGGTGGCTCTGCCCGGCACCTGATTGCTCATCGGTTTACCTCCGCTTTCGGCGGTGTCGTCTCGGCACCGCCTTTTCTGCAGAGGAGGACTTTAGCGTTATGCTATGTTATAACTGCAAATCTGCACCGCTGCAGTTACCTGAAGATAATCACCCTTCCTATTTGGTTTGTCCAAACTGCGGCGCGCTCCATTTGACCTATGAGCCGTTGCCACATCAGGCTCACATGCACGCAAACCCCGCAGTTTTCATTGGCTATTTTGGCGGTTTCGGCTCAGCAAAGACGCGCTCCGCAGTTCAAGACATCTTTTTGCAGGCTCTAGAACAGCCGAATACGACGTGGCTGATCGGAGCGCAGACACATCCGCAGCTTCAAGAAACGGCTATGCAGACGTTTTTCGCGGAGGTTTGCCCTCCTCCGCTTATCAAGGAGCACAAAACGCAGGATCGAATTACGATTTTGCAGAACGGTTCCCGTATTTTGTGGCGCAGTTTTGACGATGAAGGTAAGCTGCGCTCGCTAAACCTCTCAGGTTTCCATATTGAGGAGGCCTCAGAGGTCAAATTTGACATCTTTTTGCAGCTTCAAGGCCGTCTTCGGAACAGTTTTACCAAGCGTTTTCGGGGGATTGTGACCTCAAACCCCGAGCGAAACTGGATTTTCAATGAATTCGTGGCTCATACCGACCATTTAACGGACAAGGAAGACCGTGCTCCATTCTATTTCTATGAGCACGAGAAGAAGGATTATGCCGTGTACGTCGTCCCGACAAAGGCCAATAAGTACCTTCCGCCCGGTTTTATTGAACGTTTGCGGGCGACGTATCCGGAATGGTGGCAAAAACGCTACCTAGACGGCAGTTTTGCCCATTCTGAGGGCATGGTATACCCCGAATTTGCTGATTCCATCATTGAACCGTTCTCGATTCCGGGACATTGGGATCACGTTATCGCTCTTGACTGGGGGATTAGGAACCCGACAGCGGTTATTTTCATCGCCGTAAATCCGCTTTTGACTACGGAAGACACCAAAAAGCCGCTTGTTGTGGTCTACGACGAGTATTATGAGGCCAACAAGACGGTTCCGGAGCACGCAGTAGCGCTGAAAGAGCGGCTTGCGCAGATACCTCCGGGCCGTCTGCGAGACATGAGAATCGACCCGTCGTGCCGGAATCGCAATCCGGAGACGGGAAAGTCGATTCAAGCGCTGTTTGCGGAGTACGGTCTCTATTTCAAACCGGCTAACAATGACCTTGAAGCCGGGATTGCGAAGGTGGCGTCCTATATTCGGCGCGGTGCGCTCAAGGTTTTCAGCACTTGCAAACATACCATCGACGAAGGGTTGAATTACCGGTGGCGGACGGTTGACCTTGATCGGGAGAGAAACTTGCCCGAACAGCCGATTGATTACAAAAACCACTTGATGGACGCCCTTCGATACGCGCTGATGACGCTTCCTGATGATCCTGAACAGCTTATGAACCCATCCTACGACCCGTGGGGATTTGGTTCGCAGGTCGTAGTGACGCGCGAAGGAGAGATTGTTCGTCATAAACAGGGCTTTGACCCGCTGAGCAGTGATGATTATTTGCCGTCCGACTGGACGGAGTACGTATAAGGAGGAGCTGCAGATGTGGCTGGTTGTGCTTGCTATTGCTCAAACGATTTTGTTTGCTGGAATTCTCTTTGTCCTTGTTAAGTTGTTGAGCGAATTTTTGTACCTGTCAAATCGGCTACGTATTACGTTACACAACATCGAAACTGATCTGCATGATGTCAAGCATTATATGGCGTCGGATTTTCGAGATAAGTTGAAGCGAAAGCTGAGCGAGCCGCAGTACAATCCGTCTTACAATCCTCCGATGCCAGAAGAGTGGCATGATTACATTATCCAGCAGGAGCGTGAAGGCTGATGGCGCTGGATTTGCAGACGCAGCAAGCTATCGTTGCCGAAGTTAAGAAGCGGTACAACGCTTCGTATGCGGCGAAAGCGTCGCTTGTTCAAAAATGGATCGAGCTTGACAAGTTCGACCGTGGTGAGCAATGGCAGGGAAACATTCCGCCGTGGATTCCGAAGCCGGTCACCAACTACATTCATTTAGTGAAGACGAGCCAACGGGCAAACCTTGCACTTGCAAACCCCAAGGCGATGATTGAACCGCTCCATCCCAAAGACACGGATGCGGTAGATGAGCTTCGCAAGGCGTTTGAGTTCGAGTGGGACAGGTTGAAAGCCCGGCTGGTGGTTCGTAGTTGTATCGAAACGGCTCTTTTGCTGGGCACGGCGATTGCTCATGTTTATTGGGATGACAGCTACATTGGTGGTAAGTTTGTGGATCAAGATCATCCTGACAACGCGTTGTATCAAGGTAGAATCTGTTTGAAAGAAATCGATCCGGCTAACTTCTGGCCTGATCCAAGTGCTTACCGCTTGGAAGATTGTCAATGGGTTATCGTTACGCAGGTTGTTCCGTTGCGTCAGATTAAAGCGAATCCGAAATTCCGAGAGTTCGCAGAGCAAAACGGTATCAATCTGGACGCGTTGCGACCGGAGACGGTGGAAGTTCAGTCGGCAGGTGAGGTATACCTGCGGCCTTGGACGGCAGCGAATGCGGAACCAGATGAGAAAGACGGTCTTGCGGTGCTGTATATTCAGTACGAGCGTAACTACGATGAAAACGGGAACAAGCGTTTGGACGTTACCTATGTCGTTGGCGACACGGTCATCTATCGGCAAGAAGATGTGCAACCGGCGGAGTTCCCGTTCGCAGTTCTATACGATTACCCGCAGCGTAAAAGCTTTTGGGGACTGTCCACCGCGCAGTTAATTTTGGAGGATCAAAAGGTACTCAACAAAGTCCAGCAGGTTATCGCAATTTATGGCACGCTGCTGTCGAACCCGCAGAAGGTTGTGTCGAAAGGCAGCGGTATTATCCCGAAGGAAGTGACGTTGTACGGAACGCTTCCGGGTAAGGTGTGGGTAACGAACGAAGATGCGCAGAAATCCATTCATATTCTGAATCCGCCTCCGATTCCGGCAGAGTTGTTCAAGCTGCGCGAAGATATCATTCGCGACATCCGGGAAATCGCCGGGTTGACGGAAGCGTACATGGGTCAGAGTGTCGGTTCGCTGACTACTTCGACGGGTGTCAACTCGCTTATCGAGCGGGCAACGATCCGTGACCGTGACAAGATGATTGAGATTGACGCTTTCGTTGAGCGTTTGACTCACCTCATCTTGCAGTTCATCATCCACTATTGGGAAGAGCCGCGCTGGATTCGTGTGGTCGGCGATGACGGTAAGCCTGACTTTGTGCAGTTTGTCGGGGCGAATTATCGTGACTTGGAGTACATGATCATTTGCAACGTGTCTGAAACGGCTCCGACCACGCGGGCGGCTCGTCAGCAGCAGGCGGACAAGCTGCTCACCATTCAAGGGCAATATCAGTTCAATCCGCCTGTCATTACACCTGAAGAATACATCAAGATGTCCGACATCAACCCGATCGACAAGAACGCGATTATGCAACGTATTGCGCAGGATCGAATGCTGCTGGAGTTACAGCAGTATCAACAGCAACTCATGGCGGCGCTGGCGGCGCAGCAACAACAGCAAGCTACTCCCGAAGGCGCTCCCGAGATCACGCCGCAAATTAACGAGCAAGCTCCGCAGCCGCTAATGGACGTGCAAGCCGCAGAAAACATGAATTTTGGTAGATAGCTGGGTAAATAGGTATTGCAAACCTTTCTAATTCTGTGCTACTTTAAAACTGTAAAGGGCGACGCCGGCCTTAACGGGCGCAACACTTTCTAAATTGCGACGACGGCATACGGTCGTAGTGGAGGTTTGGGAAAATGGATGCGAATGTTGGACAAGCCTTTGATGCGCCGACGCCTGATGCTGATGTGCAAATGGACGGCGCGGCGACGGTTGATGTAGATGTGCCTGTAGCAGATATTAACGAGAATCCAGTAGCCTTAGGGCAAGAAGACCCTGCCGCTCAAGAAACTGACATGCCTGTGGAAGCGGAGGCTGCAGGTAACGAGCAGCCTGAATCTCCGGAACAACCCGAACAGACGGAGCAGCCGCAAAGCAATGCGCTCGATGCCGCGTTTGCTGCAATGCGTCGGGCGATGCTCCGGCAGCATGAAGAATCGCCGGAAGTTCAACTGGCGAAGCGGCTTTCTGAAATCTACGGGGCTGATCCCGAAACGATTCTGAAATGGATTGACGAATTCGAGCAGTACCAGCAAGCGCAGCAGATGAACGTGCCGCCAGAAATTGTGCAAAAGCTGACGCAAATGGAGCAAGAGAACAATGAGCTTAAGTTCCAATTCTGGCAGGCACGGATGCTCCAAGAGGAAAAGGAGCTTCGCCAAAAGTACCCCTACGCCAAAGAAGAACACATCGCTAAGGCGTTGGAATTCATTAAAGAAACTGGAAGTTTGGACTTGCCGTTGGAGCAGGCGTTTATCGCGGCCAACTACCAAGACCTTGCTGAACTGATTGCGCAGCAGGTGCGTCAGCAAGTGCTTGCTGAGATGTCGGGACGTAACAAGCGGACGCTGCCCAACGTGCAGGGCGCAGGTACTCCGCCGATCAAGAAAGATGCGTGGAGCCTGTCCGATGAAGAGTTTGACAAGATCATCGAGCAGGTGAAGCGCAGCGGATGATGTAGGAGGTGGTTACAATGGCGCAAAACATTATGACGACGACTACGCCGTCTATTGCGCCTGAATTTCAAACCTATTACGATCGGACGTTGCTGAAACGTTTGCGCCAACGTTACATCCATGACCAGTGGGCGCAGAAGCGTCCGATGCCTAAGAACCGGGGTAAGACGATCCAGTTCCGTCGTTTCGGCGATCTTGCTCCGGCTACTACGCCGCTTACGGAAAGTGTCACGCCGCCCGGGAACAGCGCGTCCGTCAGCGAGATCACCGCGACGGTTCAGTCCTACGGTGACTATATCATGTTCTCGGATATGGTGAGCCTGACGGCGCTTGATCCCGAGTTGGTGCGTTATGCTGAAGTGCTCGGCGACCAAGCGGCGGAAACGCTGGACGTGATCGTTCGCGACGTGCTCGCAGGTGGCACCAACGTTATCTATGCGGGCGGTAAGACGGCGCGGGATCAGATCACTCCATCGGATAAGCTGACGTCGCTGGAGATTCGCAAGGCGCGCCGGTTCTTCCAGCGCAATAAGGTCAAGCCCGTGGACAGCGAAGGTAACTATGTCCTGATCATCCATCCTGATGCCGAATTCGACCTGTACGACGATCCGAAGTGGGAGGAAGCCCAAAAGTACGGTAACAAAGCGGGCGGCCTCTTCACCGGTGAGATCGGGCGTCTGTACGGGTTCCGAATCGTCGTAACGCCGAACGCCAAGGTGTTCACGGGCGCAGGTGCGGATGGCGCGAACGTGTACGCCGCCATTGCGCTGGGCCAAGAGGCTTATGGCGTTGTGGATATTGAAGGATCGGGTAACGTCAAAAACATTATCAAGCCGCTCGGTTCCGCCGGTTCGGAAGACCCGCTCGATCAACGTCAAACGACCGGCTGGAAGGTGCAGGCGTTCGCTTGTGTGCGTCTGCAGGAGCTGGCCGTTCTGCGGATCGAGCACGGCGCAAGCTCGTGAGGTGATTGATGATGGCGCGTGGGGAAGCTAAGCGCAATGTCAACACGACGGAGTCGATTAAAGAGCCGGAAATTACTACGGTCATGATTGATAAGCTTACTGAGCGAGAGGTTGAGCGCCTGAAGCAGGAAGAGCATGTGGACATGCTTATTCCGAAAATTCCCGGGGTACAAAACCCCTTGCCGGTGTGCATTAACGGTGCGGTGTTCGCGATTCCGCTGGGGCAAAAGGTTCGGGTGCCGAAATCCGTGTATAGGATTGTCTTTGAAGAGAGCGACATTATTGATAAGGAAAATGTGACGAAGTACACCGACCACAAAATCCCATACCAAGGTTAATGCTAGCGGGCAGGGACCTCCCCTGCCCGTTCTGGCATGAGGTGGTGAAAGCATGGCGACGTTGACCGACCTGTATAATGAATTCATTGAACAGGTGGACGATGACGTTCCCCTGCAGACGGTTGTCGCATGGTTTAATGCGGCGATGCGGGATATACTTGCAGATGTAGACGATCTGAATGCTTACGTTCCGTTCGTCGCCACGAATCCGACTCAGCAGCTAAACCTTTCTGATCATGCAATTACACCGATTGTGATGTACGCTTGTTATCGGTACAAGATGCTTGAAGGTGCACTCGACGAAGCGGTTACGTATTTGAATGCGTATATTACGGCAAAACGGCGCTTTGCTGATCACTACGAAAGCACTACGAAAGAAATGTACCAAGATACGTCGTGGCAGCTTAACCCTCCGTATCCTTGGTGGGTGTGGTGATGCCAGATGGCGCGTGCGCAGGTGTATGTCAAGCCGTCGATGCGGCAGCTTGAAGTCTATCAAGACTTCATTGGCGGCTTGAATACCGAAACATCGAACGAAAATCTGCGTGATAACGAATTCGTTGTGTTCGAGAACGTTGACCTGTACCGTCGTGGCTCCGTGAAGCGTCGAAACGGGTGGACGCCAATCAACATTTCCGACCTGCCGACGGGGAAGGCGCAAGGTATCTTCTACTTCCCGAAGAGCGATGGGACAAAAGAGCGCCTGATCGCCGTGAACGGTAAGCTGTATCGTGACGACAATGGGACGGCGCAAGAAATTACGATCACGGGCCTTGAAAGTGGATTTCAAACGTCGCGGCCCATCTCCGCAGTTTTGTTCCGGGGCACTATGTTCATCGCGACTGGGACAAAACTTGTGGAATACGACGGGACAACGGCAAAGGTTGTGGAGCCGCATAAACCGACGCCGATGGAGTACACCTACGTTGGCACCAATGCGCTTGCAGATGACCCTCTAACGTGGGTGCAGACGGTCGAAGAATCGTCGACGATTGATGTGACGGGTATGGTCTTTGACCGTCCGCAGGGAATTCTTAAGCAGCCGGTCACGATCACGGGCTGCGTTAAGAAGCCGCAGTCGGATACGGTGGAGTACCGATTTGAAATTTACGAGCAGGAGCAAACATCGCCGAAGTTTACGCGGGATTGGAGCACGACAAACACCTATACGTGGACTCCGAGCACATCAGGTGTACATCTTGTTGTGCTTAAGGTGCGGAAGAAGGGCACGACGACGCCTGAGTACAGCGTGGCGATGGCATACACGGTTTCTGCAGTTGATACGTTGAAGGACAAGAACTTGCAGGCGTCCACGATCCATAATTGCAACATCATTTTTGTGCACTACAACCGTTTGATGATGACCGGTGATCCGGATCAGCCGACTGTGATCTATGTCAGTGACCTCAACAACCCCCGTTATTTCCCGATGCTCAATACGCTCAACTTTCAGACGGGGCGCAAGGATGAGATTACTGCAGTTGTCCCGTATCGCGACGATCTGATCGTGTTCACAAAGTCGTCTATCCAGTTGCTTTCGGGACGTAGCCCGGAGGATTACCAGCGGAAGATGATCCATTCGTACCTTGGTTGTATTGCGCCCAAGTCTGCTCAGGTCATCGGTAACCACATCGCGTTTCTGAGTCAAGAGGGCCTGTACATTCTTAAGTCCACGATTCTGGGTAATGACCAGTTGAACGTGGAACGCATTGATACGAACATCCGTTCTGAAGTTCATCGTGATACCGATGCCTGTGCAATTAACTACGACAACCGGTACATGATTTGTTTCCCGCAACGGAAGAAAGTGCTGAAGTTTTACTACGCCAATGGTGCGTGGGTCAAGGACGTGTCGAACAAGTTGGACATGGAAGTTTTCCACATTGAAGATGAGACGCTGTACGGGCAGCGTGCGGACGGATCGCTTGTGTTCCTTGACCAGAATGCGTACAAGGATGGCGACGAAGTGTTCGTAGCACGGATTGCGTCGAAACAGTTTGATTTGGGCCTCCCGTACCACCAGAAACGTTTGCGCTATTTGTACTTGCTGACTCGAAACAACGCGTTGCAAGTTAACTTGAAGGTGACTGTCCGGGCTGACGGTGCTGCAGTTTTGACACCGGACATCAGCCATGCCGTGGTTCAGAATGGGCAAGTTGTATGGATTGACGGTACTGCACCCAATGTAACGTACAATGTAGGAACGATCCTTGGACAATGGGTATTAGGTGAAGATCCGCTTGGTATTGTTGAACTTCTGTTTAAGCGCGTGCGTGTAATGGGCAAATGCCGACGAGTGCAGGTAGATATTGTGCATGACGAAGATGCACCTTGTGAAATTTTTGGTTTTGGTATAGAATTCAAACCGAGGAGACTGTAAATCGGTAAAGCAGAAAAGAGGTGAAGGCCTCATGGCAAAGATTGACAAATCGGTGCTTCACGACTTCCGTGATGGTGAAATTGTGTATGAGGTTCATCTTGACCAGACGGTAGAAATTCTTCGCGTTGCGATTAATGATACAGACGATCGTGTCACGAACCATCAGAATGCTCCAGTACTCGATCACCCGGATGGGTCGGTGACGACGGAAAAGCTGGCTGATGGCGCAGTAACGACGGAGAAGCTGGCTGATGCTGCAGTTACGACAGACAAAATTGCTGATGGTGCTGTTACGTTTCAGAAGCTGGCGAGCGCAATTGTTAATACTAACCAGATTGTGGATGGTGCAGTTACCGGATCAAAACTGGCTAGCAATAGTGTTAATACGCAACATCTTGTAAACGGCGCCGTAACACAGCAAAAGATTGCGAACAATGCCGTAGGGACTGCGCAATTAGCCGATCGAGCCGTTACTACAGACAAGATTGCAGACGGTGCGATTACGGCAAGCAAACTTTCTCCTTCGATTATTTACAACGATATTGAAGTAGCGACGCACCGTCAGTTGCCTGTACTCGACCATCCTGACAAGTCGGTCACAACGGAAAAATTGGCGGATAAAGCGGTAACACCTGAAAAGGTCAACGAAGAGATCGCGTTGACGTGGCAGTTGAACAATGTGCTTTGTGCGGTATGGATGGGGGTGTGAGCGTTGATCACGCCGGTAACGTACACACCGGTACGCCTTTATGTGGGACAGCCCGGAACATCGCTTAGCGCACTCTATACTGTACCTGAAGGCGAAAAGGTAATTGTCAGAAACATTGTGTTGGCTAACACAACTTCGTCTTTAGCTAAAGTGTCGGTACATTTTGTGTCTGCTGGCGATACAGCAGATAACACGAACAAAGTGATCGCAGATTACGGCCTTTCTCCCAATACGACAGTTGTTATTGACATGAACGCAGTACTGGAAGCTGGCGATTCGGTACAGGCAATTCAAACTGTTGCGGGTGCTGTTACGATGTATTTGTCTGGTGTCGAGGTGAAGTGACATGGGTGTGCAGGTTCTTCAGCCTGTGGCTGCAGTAGATCGTAAATATTATTACGCTACGTCGGGACATAATGTTTTTCATCCTGCTCCCATGCCGACGAGTCGACACCTTGCTGCTGCTGCAGTTTGTGATGGTAAGGCTTATGTATTTGGTGGAAGGTCTGGTACGTCTTCGTCGTACACTTACTATAACCGAAACGAGTGTTATGATCCTGCTACTGACACGTGGATATCTATGGCTAGTTTTTCTACCGCTCCTAGACATAGTTTAACTGCTGTAGAGTTAGACGGGAAAATACACGTGTTAGGAGGTTACAACAACAGCGAGAATGTTGTGTCGTTCCACGATCAATACGATCCTGTAAGTAATACTTATGTAGCTAGAAANGCTCATTTTGCAGCAGCCCATGCTGCTGTTGCTTTAAATGGAAAAATGTATCGTTTAGGAGGCGTCGATAGTAATAAGACTGTAGTAGATTGGTGTTATGAGTATGATCCTGTTTCTAACACTTGGACAGAAAGAATGCATATGCCTACTGCAAGGAGCTATTTGGGTGCTGTTGTAGTTGACGGTCTAATTTACGCAATTTGCGGTAGTAACAACAAAGTTGAAGTGTACAATCCAGCTACAAATACTTGGAGTTCAAAACCTGATTCGCCGTACAGCGTTTCTAGAGCACATGCAGAGTTTATTGACGGTTATGTGTACGTTTACAATAAGTCCAACTCTGGTATGTACCGTTACGACCCTTCTACGGATTCGTGGATGCAAACAGCCAGTGATCCTGTAACTG